CACTGAGGATGGCTATATCGTCTATCGCTATTCCAGCGAGGACGATAACAACCGATCTATGCCGTGGCTGGAGACATACGAGATCGCAGGCGAGCCAGACGACGAAGACGTTCTTGCCGTGCTACCAGACGGGTTCGCTGCGGACCCACAGCCGTAACTCACTACTTTACGGACGCTCCCGATGAGCCCGATGAACAACCGACTGTTGGTTCCTCGCAAAGTACCGGGTCTGCTAGACCTAGTGCCGGGAGCCGCCGCCGCCTACAGCCTTCGCAGCCTGAGCAACTCCTACGCTGGGCCTGTTGTCACAGTACGTCGCAGCAGCGACGACGCGGAGGAGGACTTCACGGCGACAGCGGTTGCCGATGGGACGCTGGCGGGTTTCTGCGGTGCTGGGGATGGGTTTGTTAAGCAGTGGTGGGATCAATCTGGCAACGCTCGCCATGCAGTCGCAGCAGCAGATACGAACGAGCCGAAGATTGTGGACTCAGGCGTGGTAGTTCTAAAAGAAGGCAAGCCAGCGATTGAGTTTGATGGTAGTGATGATTACCTGTCATTTTCTGCAATATCACTTGGAACATCTCATTACATTTCAACTGTTTCATATGTAGAGCCCGGCCTGACAGCCAGTATATTGCTGGGATATACATCACCAAACAATCTAAACTACGACAGCGGCTCAGGCGGGAGGCTGTACTACAACGCTTCAAACTGTGTGCTAGGGCTCAACGGTGCGTGGCCTGTCTCTCAGCAGGTGCTTGTCAGTGTTGAGAGGTCAGGCACAACGCTAACGGCGCGGACAAATGGGGCACAATCTTCAGGAACCTTGTCTTGTAATAATCCGCTGACGCTCTCTCAAATTGGATTCCGAACAGACCTTGGTGCTTATCCTTATAAGTGGAATGGCACAGTACAGGAGATTCTTTTATACAACTCCGTTCCGTCAAACATAGACCTTGCTGAAGGCAACATAGCCTGGAGTTATAGCGTATGAGCCTCGCCAGCCTCCTCCCCTACGATCACCCATACGCTGGCGGGTATCCCGGCATCGGCTCGCAACCCCTGCCCACCGACGCCGATGCACTGGACTACCTCGCACGGGTCAAAGCGGCTGACGGTGCAGGCGTTGAAGTGGGCGTTGCTACAGCCGTAGATGCGTTCTTTCGGGACGCAAAAGAATCGGGCGTGTTCTCGTCCATACGGGCAAGTTGCCTACTCGCCGGTGCGAGGACGCTGGCAGGTGCGTTGGTTCCGCTGCGGAACGAAGGGCCGGAACTCGTTGACATCAACAGCCTGCCGACGCCGACGATATACAACTTTGGCGACAGCGATGGCGAATGGGAGTCCAGCACGCTGACGATGTTAAGCGTTGTTACCGGAACGCACGCATCACATCCAAGATTTCTGTTTCCATTTACAGGAATGGAGGCAGGCAAGCAGTACGCTATTTCTGGCCGCGTTTCGGGAGACACGTCGCACGTTGCATCAATTCGGGCTGGCTCAAACGGCGACCTTGCTTCTATCAATGCCGAGACAGGCGAGTTCTCCGCAACGCTTGCGTCGTCTGGCGTGGATGGATTTATGTTCCTGCTCAACGGCACGCTAGCCCCATCCTCAGTCACCATCGAATCGCTCTCCATCCGAGAGGTGATCGCCGCTCCGACGAACGTCGCTGATGGATTTGTTGAGGGCGACTTCAGCAGAACTGCTGGGCTCACAGGCGATGGGACTTCGTACATTGATAGCGGGCGGGCTGCGTCTGACGACCCACTAAATGATGCGCACATTGCTGTTTTTCTTACATCAGGTAAGTCTGCGTCTGCTGTGCGGTACGCTGGAATTACGGACTTAACAAGCCCTGCTACGTCGTTTATGCTGTATGACGACGACGTATTGACTGGTGGATACATAAACAGCGCTACTATCACGGATGTCGCAAATAAAACCGCCATCAACCTTATTGGGGCAACGAGAGGATCGTCCTCTGAGCAGACAGCCTATGTTGACGGAAGTTCTGTTACACAGGCAAACTCTAGCATTCGGGCAAGCGACCTAAACTCGTACGTTTTTTGCCGCAACCTCAATGGTTCTGCGAATCTTTTTGCCGACGTAACGATCGCATTCTACAGCATCGGCACTTCGCTCTCGCTGGCTGACTTGGACACCGCCGTCACCAACCTCATCAACCGTCTGAAGTTCGCCATCCTCGTTGGCGAGAATCCAAGCGGCTTGGACCCTGACACCATCGACTACATTGTGCGCGGCTATGAGGCAGGAGGAACCTTAGAATGACCCTAAAGGCGCGCATTACGGCCATAGACCGCTTCATAAAGGGCTGCAAAGAGGACGGCATCTATGACGACCTGAACGCTTGCTGCGTGATGGCGGGCTGGGACTCGCTGGCTGGTGCGTTGACTCCTCTGAAGGGGGCTGCACCGACGAATGCAAACTTCCTTGACGCTGACCTTGACCGGGGCATCGGGCTGAAGGGGGACGGCAGCAGCAAGTACCTAGACAGCAATCGAAACAACAACGCTGACGGGCAGAACGACAACCACAATGCTGTTTGGGTTTCCAATGCCGACAGCGGCTCAACTGGTGCAATGTATTTAGGGGCAGGTGGCCCTGGTATTGCGGGCTCTACGAACATAGGGTCTACCACAGACCTGGCATCCGCAGACACAATCTTTCGCTCTCGCAGTTCTTCGTCTGATATTTTATCCGAAAGCGCAAGTTCGACTGGATTGCTTGCATTGTCTCGCAGCGAAAGTGTGGCATTTGCTTACAAATCTGGCGACCTCTCCGGCAGCAAGACTCGCACTTCGGAGACTCCAGTTAACGCAAACTGTTTTGTATTTAGCAGGAACATTTCAGGTTCTGCGGCCCTTATAACAGACGCCACCCTCTCCTTTTATTCCATTGGCTCTGCCACCAACCTCGCCCTCCTAGACGCCCGCGTGTCAACATTGATGGCTGACCTGCGAGCCATTGAAGAGGTTGGCTTTGATAGGGATGCCATCGCCTACATCAGAGCGGTTGAAGAGGCAGACGGGGCGTACCTTGAAACCGATGTGAAAGTAGCCGTCAACAATCTGGTGAGCGGTCTGAAGGCCGATGGGCTCTGGGATGCGATGGCCTCTACATGTTTACTTTCGGGACCTCGCACGCTGGCTGGGGCACTTGTTCCGCTGAAGGGCGATGCGCCAACGGCGTATGGATTCGTTGATGGGGACTATGACCGAGAAGGTTTGACGGGCGATGGCACTTCGTATCTGGACAGCAATAGGGCAGTAGATGCGGATGAGGATTCTTCGCATCATATTTCTGCGTTTGTTGAAACCGGATCAGGGGTGCTTGGCCAGTACGCTATCGGTGCTATGTCTACGTCATCGACATACACAATTGCTGGCGGAGGGATGTATTCTCGGTCCAATACGTCTAATGCGGGATTAACATCCGCTACGCTTGGCATCGTTGGAGTTTCACGCTCCTCTCTAGACAATTTTAGTTGGAAGAGGAGCGGAGGCGCAACGCAGACTTCAGTGACGGCAGCAACGCCAGCCAGCATAAGCGTTAGCCACCTAGTTTTTGCCTACAACACTGACACTGAAACTCCGGCTGGGTTTGCGACCTCTACCCTCGCTTTCTATAGCATTGGCTCTTCGCTAGACCTCGCCAAACTGGATAGCCACGTTTCCGCTTACGTCACCGCCATCGGAGCCGCAGTCTAATGCCTGACGACATCGACCCAGTGCCACTGCCTGAGAACCCAGCCACCGTCGCAGAGTTGCTTCCACATTTGCCGCTGCCATATGACTACGCTCGCCAGTATGCGTGCGTGTTCTCTGCTGAGTTGGCTGACCGGCTGACAACTGTGCAGGCTGAGAACCCTGAGCAGTTTCGCGTGACGCCGCTGGCCCTCACTGACGGCACATTTATGATCAGAGGTGCGATCCTCTCTGAAGTGCCGAACGGTCTGTATGGCGGAAACTTCGCCCGTCTAGATGCCAGCCGCTTTGACGAGATTGCCCTCGTCCCGTGGGCCGATGCAGTGGCGTTGCTGCCGCAGCCTGACCCGGTGGAGCCGTAAGAAAAAGACGCCATCTTTTCTTAAAGAGTGACCGTAGATTGACCGTCTGAGGACATGTCGCTAAACAACCAGATTTGCGACATATCGCCGGAACGTGACGCAGAGAGTAACGCTATATGACACAACGCCTGAGCCGGAAGCGGCGCGCCCTACGCCGTAGCAGAGGGCCGGTGATGGCAGGGGACGAGGCGTCCGCAGCCCGATAACGGCTTGGCAACGATGGGACCGTCCCCGCTGGCTTAAACTTTCTTAATTCGGCAGACACCGTCACCCGGCTTGCGAGCAACTGTCGGAATATGACAGTACGGGACAATTTT